GTCAATCCTAAATCTCCACTAGGGCCAGTTATCGTTTTAGTTAGCATTCTGGCTATTTCCCTTGGATTTCTGCCTTCTGCCATTCCTTGAGCTAATACTCTACTTATTTGACTGGCCATAGCATCTGTTATTCCCTTTAAGTCAGTATATGTTCTGGTGAACACCAAACCCACTCTTTCTAAATAGAAAGGAGAATTAAAGATCACATCTATTTCTGGCAAATTGTCTGGTATAGGATATCCTGCTCGTTTTAATTCCTGTCTGGCCATATAGATGCCTTTCTGAAATGCACTCTGTATAAACTTATTAGTCCAAGCACGTTCTATGGCCTGTCCTAACTGTGCACCTGGTATAACCTCAAGAATATCATTGTCAATTTGCTCCTGTAACCAGTTCAAGAATTCAGCTATCTTGTCTTGACTCCTAGGAAAATCATATGCTCTCCTAGGTGGAATATCCTGATAGGTTGATAGCATGCCAAAACAATCCTGTTCAATTATAGCTTTGTTTATCTTTGCACATATTCTATCAAACCTACCACGCATATTCCTGGCAAACTGATTTCGTAATGTGGTAGTCCTTGTTGGGTCATATCTAGTTATCAAGGTACGTTTTTCATTTTCACTCAACGTTTGAAGGTTCATTTAATAGCTCCTCTTCCTCTTCTGTAGCACTACCACGTATGTCCTCATCTATGCCCTTTAGTTGAAGTTCCTTAATAAGGTCTATTTGATCTCTGCCTAGGCCTAAAAACTTCTCATAGAATACATCTGGAGGTATTACGTCCATTGCACCAGGAACCATGAGATAGTCTTTAAGTGCAGTTGCTCTAATCTGTCCTATATCTGCCAATTCCTTTTCACTGGCTGCCCACAGGTCAGTCCATTGAACAGTATAGTCAGTTTCAGGCTTAGCCAAAACACCAAACTCTATACATTTATCTATAAAAGGCCTTAATATGACTGGTTCAGCATATTCCTCTCTGCGTTCCTGTATCATGGAAAGCCAAGTATTCCTATCTTCAGTAGATGCCAACTCACCACGTTCACTACCAGTTAATATCCTTCTAGGAATTCCAGTTACAGCACTAATCATCTGTAATTGAACATCTACATGGTTTCTTGGATCGGATACCTGTTGGGCTAATGCATCAATGTTCACACCTCTATTTACCAAAAATCTTCGCAAACCATGTTCATATTCATCTAATTGCTTTTGAAGTTCAGCTTCGTCTTCTTTTGACATTTCATATCCTTCTGAAACAATACCTTTAAATCCTGGCCTGGCACCACGCCAAAACATCTCTGCGGAACCACCAACTACCTTTTCAAGGTCTAATAATCTGTTAAACACTGCTTCAAGCCTAGGCATACCTTCTATTTCACCTTCAAGTAATTGCCCAGGAATATGAATTATCCTGCTATAATGCACATTTATCGTTATGGTAGATGTGTCTGCTAATTCCAGCGTCAGTTGATATATTTGAGGAAATCCATATCTTTCACTATTAGGGTTATTATCCCATTCTTGAATCTTAGCACTTACTTCTGATAATGGTTTGACATACTTCAATTGTCTTTTGCCTTTTCTTACTGGATTGGCCATATCGGAGATTGACTTCACATCATCAAATCCTAATAGTAAGACACCATAATGACCTAATCCAGCCAGTCTATCAACACGGGCAAATTTAGCTCTTAAGTTCAGTTGAAAATCTAATTTATCCCAACCTTTCTCAAATTCCGTATATCTTTCCTCAGTCTCTATTACGCTAATTTTGCCTCTCCATGTGGCACTAACTGGCCTATCTATAATGGCCTTGGCAATATCCTGTCGTTTGTACTGCGCATAATAATCATCAAAAGTTAAATTCTTAGGATAACCTAAAGCATTGTAAACATCCCGTTCTCCACCATAGGAAAAGCCAAGTCTAGCCAATAGATTGGCTCTGCCAACTATTGCACTTAACGTATTTATTCTTTCCTCTAATGCTTTAACTTTGCTGGTTCTTGGCATGTTTTCACCTACCTATCTTAATATAGGGCCAGCACGTCTTGTAGCTGTTAACTTACTAAAAGCTAAACTTGCTGCGTCCACCTGGTCTTTATATTTGCCTAACGGAAAATACCTGTGTTCCTCTACAAATGCATAATTCCATGGTGCCCTAATTAAAAACACATTACCGTTGTTAACCTGTACACTATATGGGTCTGCTCTATAAACCTTATCACCAGTTGGTTTATCGGCATATACAGAGTATCCTGCTAAATTCCTTATAGTGGCTAAAGCACTATCCTTACCACCACTACCAGGTTCCTGCTCAATGTATATTATCGTTCGTCTGCCGTCCATCTCTGCGGTGTCTTTAATTATCTGTTCTCTTTTATCGGTTGACCATTGACCTCTGACTACATCTAGTATTACAAACTTGTTATTTACGGTCTTGGCCATCTTTACACCGACAGTATAGGCTCCACCGCCAGCAGTGGCTGCTTTATCCCAAGCTCGAACGGTTATGGCTATCTTATCTTCTACTTCATCCACTATATTGAAGTTATCCACCTTGAACAACCCACCACCAGCAGGAATAGGGTCTTGTCCTATCTGGCTGGCATATCCGTACTGTCCTAGGTCTATTTCAAGGTTCTGTAATGCATCCCAGTTCATTCTGATAGGATCAAGCAAATCATCTCTATAAAATTGAATTAACTCTGGTGGATTGACTTTATGTCTATAATTCCTTATTTCACCTGGAATGCAAATATTAAAATATTTTTTGTTCTCTTTACTCATAATATGTCCAGCTGGATCATTTTCATGTAATCTCTGTGCAATCATGATAGTAGGAGTTACATTTTTGTTTATCTTACGAGTGGATAGTGTCTGGTCTATCCACCTGTTGGCTTTGTTAAGCTCAATTTCTGATACTGCCCTGTTAGGGTCTATCGGGTCATCAACTATCAATATGTGAGCATGAAATCCAGTCAAGGTACCACCAACTGAAGTGGAATACCTGTTACCACCTACTGTAGTAGAACCATCATAATTCTTAACTTCAATCTTAAAATTAGATTTAGTGTCTTTATCCCGTTTAACGGTTATGTTCGGAAACAATGTTTTAAATGTGTCTGATTTCACTAAATCCCTGCTCAATTCAGCCTGTTCTAATGCCAATGCACCACTATAACTGCAAACTATGAATTTCATCCATGGCCAGTTAGTCCAGCACCATACTGGAAACATAACACTGACCAAGGATGATTTACTGGAACCAGGTGGCAGGTTGATTATCAAATCACCAGCGTTGGGTAATCCATCTGCCACCCTATGTGCTATGCGAGATAATATTTCTGCAATATACTCCATATGCCAATTCCACTTAAGTTCCTCTGAGGATAACTCACTCCACATGGTCTTGATGAAATAGGCAAATTCCCGTCTGCAGTATTCAGCCTGTAACAAATGTCCGTATAATGAAAAGAATTCAGCCAGCCTTTCCTTATTGGCAATATCTTGAGCGGTAAATGAATCTCTACGCTTACCACCTGTAGAATATATTTGAGCCAACTTTAATCAGACCCACCAATCTTCATCTTTTCCATTGCCTTAATTAAGTCCTTAATCTCATCGTTACTAACCTTGGAGAAGTCAAACTTGTTATTGGTGGATATGCTGCCACTTAACTCATGAGCATTCTTCAGCCCTAAGTCCTTGGATATCATCACTGCATCCAACAGGTTAACAGCTGCATTCTCAAACTTCTGCTGGAATACTATCTGCTCTATCTTGGCTATAACATCCGCAAACTCTTCCTTCTTGGCCTTCAAATATAACCATCTACCCATAGTCAGTTTAAGAAAATTGCATAATCCAGGAATGGAAAATGCCCTTTTCTTAGGAACAGCTTTAAACACCACATCACCCTTAAACTGGAATGGCCGAATATCGTATAACGGATTGTCCTGTGCCCATTTAAAGTATTCACAAGCACATTCCCACAGTTCTTCTGGTGTATCAAATGTTGGTTTACTAGCAGAACGTTCCCACCATCTGTTATCCTCAGGAGAGATTACGTCTGGCGTATCAGCCAAGATTTGTGCCTTTTTCGTCATAGTATTCCCTCCTTATGTATTCTTTTATTTTCCTGCGCTCATATTTATTCCTTAACTTCTTAAATATCTTTTTACCATTACCATCTTTTTCCCAAGAAGTAAATTTAGATTTTTCCACTTATCACCAGTCCCTACTATATAAAGAGAAAAAATATACATTTCGAGGAGGTTTTAAAATTAAATTTAATAAAAAATATTAATATTGGGTGTAGGTCAGAGTCCACATACGCAGCCCCCAACCTACCCACTATATAAAGAGAAAAAATATACATTTCGAGGAGGTGGTAAATTAAAATTTTTTATGTATTTTTGCTTTATTGTGTCTCATCACAAGGTAATTGTGGATAACTTTATAATATTGTGGATAACTATGTGGATAACTATAACCAAAATGGGTGCCTACTTGAAAAATTAGGTAGAAATTTTATATTCTCTGGAAAAAGGAAAACAGCTATAGAAACCTTATACCAAATGATGCCAAGAATAAAAATGGTAATATTAGGTATAAGGTAAGTATATTATGAAAATTAGTATAAGTGTATATTTGTATGGATGTAATGGAGCATAGGTCATATGGGTGGCTATGTGAAAAGATAAGTATAAATATTAGAATTTCCAGTATAATAATAGACCAATATAAAAATGGGTGCCTATATGAAAATGGGTGTAAGTATAGGTTGGGGTAAGTTGGAAATGTGTATAAATTTTTATAGTGTAATAGTGAATATAGGTTAAGGTTAGCCATATTATAAAAATGGGTGCCTACTTGAAAAATTAGGTGTAAATTTTAGAGAGGTAGACCACCCCCCTTCACCACCTCAGTTGTTCGCAGTGAAATAGATATAATGTGTTCATAGCATCACCAACACAAATTATCTTTCACATATTACATTATAAAAGCTAACTAAGTTAGGNACAGACTAACNATATTGTTTATGACCTAACCAAGTTATCCATTCCATAATCAAGTTATATATGGCAAAACATATTAGGTATAATATAATCAAGTTAGATATGGTGTAATAAAATTTGCTATTCCTAACTTCAAATGTAAAATATAATGGGATTTGACCCTCAAAAACGGCCTTTTTTTGGGATAGCATGACACTGGCTCCCTAGCTAGGTTTGCTTTGTCTCCCACTTTTTAGGTAAAATTGATAGGCGATAGCTTGAGAATGCAGATATAGACTGGGTTTAAGTGGTGGGAGGGATTTTTAATGGGATAAAATAAACAAATGTATGTGGGATAGATAATATATATAGGATGACACGGACACGGCATCATAGTATAGGATCAGTCATGGAATAGGTCATATGGAATAGGATAGGTCATATAACATGGTACATGAAAGCTTGCTATTACTGGACTCTTTAACTAATTACAGTGTATGGGGGGCTATGTCAATTTAGCTTGTGAATTAATTNATTATGTAGGCTTTCAAGCAAAATGTAACCCTTGCCATTATACTTATCCACATTACAAGCTAAGTTATACACATGTTATTCACAACTACAATATATCTAGTACTATATCTAGTACCACTTAACACAACTACACCATATCTAGCATCATACAAACACCATATATAGTGTCTACTTATACTTTAATATTGTAATGACACTATATATGGCACTATTCTACTTGTAGACACCATATCTAGCGCATAAAATAAAATAGGATACCATGGTTAGGTATCCTTTAATATGGTAAAATAAAATAGACGGCATGAGTACTAATAATCTAACCCATGCCGTCTATAAACTAACTACTTACCAAGTAATTGCCGTTAATTCCTCAGTTACATTCTCAGTTATATCCTCTATCCATTGCTTTGTATAATCTAATTCAATTTTATATATGCTTACACCGTCTCGGGTCATATCCCTTAACGCTTCAATACTAAAACTAATTTTATTAGGTAAAAGATAACTAAAGTCATTGCCTACTATCCAATATAATGTTTTACTTTCGGAAGTGAATAATTGAAGTTTATCATAGAATAGCACATCATCAATATAAGTTGTACTTGTAAACTTAAACATTGCTATTTGTACCATGATAAAGAATATCCTTTGCCGTATTAAAAAGTTATCTACTTCATTATTAATACTATCATCAAGTACAGCACTAAAGTCTGGTAAAAATTCAATGTTTTTTACTAGCGTGTTTATGCCATGTTGCCTGTTAGTTGCTTCTACAAAGTTTAAAATGTTTTCACAATTACAATTTACATCATCAAAGTATTGAATTATATTCCGTTCGCCATAGGTCAACCTTACTATTGCCTTCATTCTAATCACTCCTTTTTAATCAATATATTTAATCAATATAAACAACTTCTAACTTACGCCATAGGTAGCCAACTTGCCGGCACTTTCCGAACCTAATTCTATAAACGGCAACATTCTCAACTAAGTAATTTACATTATAATGTACTTCTATTTGCAGTTTATCAAAGAATTTAAATTTAAATATTCTTCTAATTAACTTGTCAAATTCATTATCTTTTTTGTCAATCTCTATCTCGCATATGTATTCATCACTAAACGCATTCCCTTTGCCATCTCTTGAAAATACTTTATACATCATCTTAAATCACGCTCCATTATTAAAGTATTAAACTCATCTTCATCAATTAACTCAGTG